GCCGCCCGTGTTTGTTTGATGGGACACAAAGACTCTTTGGTTCTGGTTGAGCAAATTGGTATCCGTTCACAAACTCAGTACAAGCAAGATTACCTTGCCACTTTGTTTACATCTGATACCTTGTATGGCGTTGCCGCACTCCGTGCAGCCGCTACAACTGGTGCAGCTTTGTCTTCTAGCGCCTATGCGTTAGCAGTGCCAGCCTAACCCTACGCCCCCAGAAATGGGGGCATTATTTTTAAGGAGTTAGAAAATGGCAGCAGCAACAGCAGTAACCTCTCGCAGAGGTAATGACCAATTTCGCGGTTTGTTCTCTGATACATGGTCGGTAACGGCAACTCTAAACGCATCATCTCTTGCTGATGGCGTTGGAGAAACCAACACCATTGCAGTACCAGGCGTGGCTCTTGGCGACATTGTGATGAACATTAGCATGGGTGTGGATGTCTCTGGCATCTCCATCACGTCTTATGTTTCAGCCGCAGGTGTTGTCTCTATTCGTTTCCAAAACGAATCAGGCGGTACATTAGATTTGGCAAGCACTACTGTGAAGTGTGTGGTTGTTCGTTTGGTGTAATTAAAGAGGGGCTAATAACCCCTCTTTTTTTGGAGTTTTGATATGGCAACTTTTAGATGTTTACAAAGCGGTAATACCGTGACCTTTACCTATCAGCACGATATTGACTCTATGCGTGGTCATAGTGGTTATGTCCTGATTGATGATAAGGGTGAAGATGTAAAGGTTGAGTCTCAAAACAAGGTGCTTCCAATGACTGCACCAGTTCAAGTTAAGCGTATGGGCAGACCACCAAAAGCTAGGATGGCAGCATGAAAGAAGGTCTTTTATCTGGTGTCGTTTGTCCTATCGCAACGCAGGATATTTCGGTTAATCTAAAAAACCGCAACCATGCGTTTGCGGATTACGGTTATGGGCCACCAAACCCTGACGAGTCTAATGAGGCATTTTGGCTAAAAAAGGCCAAGATGTACAACGCTCCAACATCCGCTATCAAGTCAATGCGCTGCGGTAACTGTGCAGCGTTTATCCAGACTCCAAAGATGATGCAGTGCATATCTGATGGGCTGGAAAAGGATGAGGGTAAGGGAGAATTGTCCTATGACCAGCAGTTTATTGAGGCTGCAAATCTGGGATACTGTGATCTATTTCAATTCACTTGTGCAGCGGCCCGTACTTGTGATGCGTGGAAATCTGGTGGGCCTATTACTAAGGATTAAATCATGTACGGAAAAGCACCAAAAATGGGCAATTCAAAGATGCCTAAGAAGATGAAAGAAAAATCCATGCCCATGACTATCATGGTCGCGGTTAGTAAGCCAAAGAATGCGCCGGTTAGAGGTGAGCGCACAGCCACCAATATGATGAAGAAAGCAAGTCGAGGCAAGTAATGAAAACCAAAGCCGAAAAGAAGATCAGCAAGGTCATGCGCGAGTTCAAGGCTGGCGAGTTGAACTCTGGCAAAGGCGGGCCTATCGTTAAATCCAAGAAACAGGCAGTGGCTATCGCCCTGTCGCAAGCTGGAAAGGCAAAGAAATGAAACCTGGACTTTATGCCAATATCAATGCCAAGCAAGCCCGTATCAAGGCCGGTTCTGGTGAGAAGATGAACAGGGTGGGGTCTAAGGCCGCGCCTAGTGCTGCTGACTTCAAACAAGCTGCAAAGACTGCAAAGAAACCAAAAAAGGCAAAGTAGATGAAAACTCCTGCTTGGCAACGATCCGAGGGTAAAAACCCAAAAGGTGGGTTGAATGCCAAGGGGAGAGCATCCTATAATGCTTCTACTGGCGGCGATCTTAAAGCGCCAGTAAAGTCGGGGGACAACCCTCGCAGAGCAAGTTTCTTGGCGCGTATGGCGGGTAATGATGGCCCTGAGTACGACAAGAAAGGCGAACCGACAAGACTGCTTCTTTCGCTGAAGGCATGGGGTGCATCCTCAAAAGCTGACGCAAAGGTAAAAGCCAAGTCTATTTCAGAACGAAATAAGGCGAAGGCAAAATGAGAGCATTATCGGTTGGCGCAAATCTTACAGCAAACACGCTGACAACCCTCTATACAGTACCTACTGGTTACTACGCAAGGGTGGTATTGTTGCGGGCAGTTAATACGGGTTCGCAAAAGCACATTTCTTTTTCTTGGACAGATACCTCTGCATCTGCCACATATTCTTTAGTATTTGAAACTGCTTTATCTACCAAAACTACCCAAGATTGGGGTGGCGTATCCTATTTTGTAATGGAAGAAGGCGACATACTTAAAGCACAATCTGAGGCGGCATCTACATTTTCAGTAGTAGTTACCATTGAAGAAGAAGGGTTGACACGATCATGACCTACCTCGAACTTATTAACGATGTTTTGATTCGGTTGCGTGAGACTACCGTAGCCACCAACAACGAGACTACCTATTCCACATTGATAGGTAAGTTTGTCAATGATGCCAAGCGCCAGGTAGAGGATGCGTTTAGTTGGAATGCGCTCGGCACTACGGTAACACTAACAACGGTGGCGGCAACTTACAGCTACAGCCTTACTGGTGCAGGGCAAAAATTTCAAGTTATGGATGTTATTAACACTACGTCAAACGTAGGAATGAAAAACGTCAGTTTTGTTGAGATGAACCGCTATCAAAATCTTGTACCCACCACAAACGGTATTCCGCAGTATTACGCATTTGATGGTGTTGACGCGAGTGGTAACACCAAAGTAACGCTCTACCCCCGTCCAGATGGGGTCTACAGCATCCCGTTTTCATTAACAGTGCCGCAGGCAACTTTGTCCTCTGACGCTACGTCAGTCTTAGTTTCTGATTTTTTGGTGGCGCAGAATGCTTACGCTAGGGCTTTGGTTGAGCGTGGTGAGGACGGTGGTTTATCGTCCTCTGAGGCGTATCAACTTTACAGGTCAATGCTTTCTGACGTCATTGCCTTGGAAGCTACTCGCTACCCAGAAAATCAGGAGTTTGTTGCGATATGAGCCAAGCATTGCAAACTGCAAGCATTTCAGCACCAGGTTTCTATGGTCTGAATACGCAAGACTCTCCGCTGGACTTGTCTAGCGGGTTTTCTTTGGAAGCTACTAATTGCATCATTGACCAGTACGGACGCATTGGCGCTAGAAAAGGATGGTCAAGGATTAATGCAGCATCAGGAAACCTTGGTGCTAATGATGTTGGTGTCGTCCATGAGTTAGTGCAAATTGATGGGACTATCACAATTCTTTTTTCCGGTAACAACAAACTTTTTAAATTAAGCAGCACCGATACAGTTACCGAGTTGACGTATGGCGGCGGTGGCACCGCTCCTACGATTACAGCTAACAACTGGTCATGCGCTTCTCTCAATGGGATCACTTACTTCTTTCAAACCGGCCATGACCCATTGATCTATGACCCAGCAGTAAGCACTACAACCTTTAGGCGCGTCAGTGAGAAAACTGGTTATGTTGGGACTGTCCCAAGCGCAGATATTGTTATTTCAGCGTTTGGCCGCTTGTGGGCTGCTAATACTGCATTAGTAAAAAACACAGTCTATTTTTCAGACTTGCTGGCCGGTCATGTGTGGTCAACTGGAACATCTGGCTCTTTGAATGTTGACAGGGTTTGGGCTAATGGAGCCGATGAGATCACCGGCCTAGCAACGCATAACGGTGCCTTAATCATCTTTGGCAAACGTCAAATCTTGGTATATCAGAATGCAACAACTCCAGCAACAATGTCATTAAGTGACGCTGTTGGCGGTATCGGCTGCACTGGTAGGGATACAGTTCAAAGCACGGGTAAAGACATCCTTTTCCTGTCTAACTCTGGCGTTAGGTCATTTGCTAGGACAATCATTGAGAAGTCTGCGCCATTGGGTGACTTGTCAAAGAATGTCCGCAATGACTTGATAGCATCACTTTCCAGCGAAAATTTGGCTAACGTCAAATCAGTCTATTCTGAGAAGGAAGCGTTTTATCTGCTTACTTTGCCATCCACCAAGGAAGTGTATTGCTTTGACACGCGAGTGCAGTTGCAGGACGGATCGTTTAGAGTGACTGTTTGGGACTCCATTGAGCCTACTGCTTTACTTTATCGGCGCAATGGCGATTTGGTTATAGGAAAGAACGGTTATCTTGGTAAGTATGAGAACTATAAGGACTACACATCATCGTACCGTTTGCAGTATTACACCAATCACTCTGATTTGGGGATTGCAAATGCTACCTCAGTGTTGAAGAAGTTAAAGACAATTATTATTGGTGGAACAAACCAGTTTGTCACAATTAAGTGGGCATTTGACTTTACAGCGAACTATTTATCTAACAATGTTTTTATCCCAACGCAAGGAATAGCCGAATACGGGATTGCTGAGTACGGAGCAAACGCCACTGTTGTAGCCAAATATTCTGACGGTGTTGCTTTGCAAACCTTAGTTACGCAAGCTAGTGGTGCGGGTAAAATTGTCCAAACTGGATACGAGGCAACAATAAACGGCAGTGGCCTGTCTATTCAGAGGATCGAAATCCAATTTAAGGATGGAAAGCAAACATGACAAACTACACACAATCCACGAATTTCGCCACTAAGGACGCTCTTACGTCCGGTGATCCTCTGAAGATTCTCAAGGGTACGGAGATCAACACCGAGTTTGCCAATATTGCTATCGC